TAAGACCTCCAGAAACACCGAAGCCGTAGTCAATGCCGCATTCGAGACCAGCCGCATAGCGGTGACCGGGAAAGCGACATTGCCTGACTGATCCGCTGTGACGTTCACCAGGCTATCGTGATCAATGGCATTCACCACCGGATAGATCAGCTTGAACTTCGAGCCCAGGTGATGGCCGACCGTTGGAAGCGGGTCATTGCCTCTCCTGGACAGGAGATTCGTAAGCGTCAGTTCGACAGTGAGATCAGCCACGGCAGCACCAACGGTGAGTGCCAGGCCAACATTGACTGGATTCCTGATGTAGTCGATCGGATACCAGGAGGTCGAGACCACGGTGACAATGCCGGCGCTAACTGCCCCAGCAGTGTCGTCGTCAACCAGGATCTCAGTAACCGTAGCGAATGCCTGGACGGTAGCAACCGTGCCAATGGCCGCGCCAACGATTGCCTCGACAACCTGAGAGCCTTTACGACTGGTGCCAGTGATCAGAAATACGCGACCACTGTCATCCGCCGCTGAAACGATCGACACCTGGCGAGGTGTATCCATTGTGGCTACACCACCAGATGCGAACGCACCGTCAAGCGTCAGAGCTTGCTCGCCTCCCGCTGCTGGCGTCTGAGACGTTGCAACAGCATCGACATCGGTCGCTACATAGGGGTCAATTTGTAAGACACTCTGTCTCATGTCATTCCCCTTTGTTTAGCCGCTGAAGTTCTGGCCGTAACCGTCCTTCGTCAGGATTGGGTGATACCACAGGACGTAATCAGCACTGCCATCCGGCGCATTGCCAGGACCGTAGGTGCCCCTGGCATCGCCTGTGATCGCTGTAGCTGGACTGGTGGCGTCTGCGATGACGAAGTTGCCACCATCGTTCGCGCCTGCGGAACCTGCTGCTGTTGAGCCTGTGAGCGCATGCAGAACATCAGCTCCAGATTCAAGACCAGCATCCAGGCCGAACTCGATATTTGCCAGCGTGACACTGGTGCCTACCGTGAGAGCCCCGGCGAACACGACTGAGTTGCTGATTGACTCAACAACCGAGAACGCTTTCAGTCCACGAACAGCCGTGGTGCCATTAGCTGAGATGTTCTCGACCTGCGGATTCCCCACGATGTCTCGACCAGTGATGGTGATGACTTGCGTCGTGTCACCAGCATTGTCTGAGACGATCTCAAGGTTTCTCGCAGCAACGATGTCACCAAAGCCAGTCGCCGCATTCAGGAATGCACCATCGATCGGCACATCACCGGCTGCTGCTGTCGCTCCGGATCCTGCTGCGGTAACCAAACCGTCAACGTCGCCGGCTGGCGCGTTGAGGATCTTCTGCTGATGCGCCAGCATAATTTCTACGCCTCTTTTCGCACCATTGAATCCGCCTGATTGCGGGGCACCGACAAAGATCTCGTCGGCATGTGTAATTGTGTGCCTACTCATAACAGCCCTCCTACGGGCAGAGCAGTCCGTTGCTCGTTAATTGTACAAAGGACTCCCGGCCCGAAAACCACTGCGAGCCGAGAGATCCCGTTCAGGTAGTTGGAGATAACCCTACCTTATCGTTTACGCGCCACCTGGCGAGCCATATGCACCACGCCAATCGGACCAGCCGAAGCTGTACCGTTCGCGAGCCTTGTAGCGAAGATTGCCGGTCTCGAAGTCGCCTTCGATGCCGCGGCTGATCTTCTTACGCAGCATGTGTTTTAGCCCATCAGGACAGTCTGTCTTCAAAGTCCACTGATCTGGGTCAGTTAAGCGGTGATTCACGGAGAATCCGTCGCCAACGGTGCCCAGGGTGTAGATGGCAGAGATGTCGTTATCGCCAGTGTTCGTGCGATACGGTGACATGAGGATCCGCGTAGCCACGAATTGCAGCTCAGTTGGAATAATGAGCTTCGTGATCTGCGCTGCGATCGGGATGCCACGGTCGTCATCGAACTCTGAGATGTCGATCGCTGCCTGTTCCAGTGATGCCTCTGCAAGGTCAGCAGGTGTGGCCAGGGTATTGCTCTGGACACCACCACCAAACTGCGGATGAAGCGCGGAGAACAACGGAACACCGTCGCCGCCAAGGAAGCCGGCGTCGAATCCGTTGTTGAGAATATCAGCACCTTTAACTTCTTTGGTGTGCTGATGCGAACGTGCAAGGGCTCTCGCATACTTGTTGCCGAGACTACCGTACAAGCCATCTTCTTCAGCTTCCTCGGTAATTGCAAAAGCCAAGGCGATCGTTTCGTGCGTATATCTTGCCACGTAACTCTCTGCGCCCTGGTCGTATGCCACGCCTTCGCCTTCGGGTTTCACTGGCGCACCAGCGAATCCTGCGAGCAACACGTCTTCCTCGAATGCTTTCATCGATCGCTCGATGTCGAAGATGTCGCGCCACTCCTCTGGATACCGCTTGTACTCCATGCCGAAAACAGCGTTCAAGCCTTCCTGCAACTGTTTGCGAAAGTCACTTCGATTCATTGCCATGATTAGACTCCCGCTGCTGCTAGTTGGCCGTAACTATGGTTGTTGATCAGAACGCGAGCCTTCGCGAACTCACCATAGTCATTCTCAGGGATTCTCGACAGACCAAGAATACGGAACTGACGCGCCGAAGCGTTCAGTGTCGTTTGGTCAAGGAGAGCCGCTGATCGGCCTGTAAATGCGTTCCCTGCTCCAGCAACAAAGTTGGCTAACTGACCAACATCTGCTACTACCAGGCCAGCACTTGCGCTGACCTGTACGATGAACTCATTCCTTGGGTCATCGTAAACAAGGGCTTCTGGATTGTCTTCACCACGCTGCAATCCAGTACCAACGGTGCCACTGGCCCAGAAGGGCCTGAACTGAACATCCCCATTGGCATCGGTATATCGAACACCGGCAAACATACCTACGATCAGGTTTGTATTACCGGCAGTCGCGAGATCGATGGTCCGACCAGACCCTAACAAGACGACAGGATCGCCTGAAAAGATGTCTGACGCTAAACCGTTCGCAATCTCATACGAGCCTAACCTTTGGGGAGTTCCGCCTGCACCGTGGCGAGTGGCTGTAAAGCCAAACGGTCGATCCACGTTCATTCGGATACCTCCGGTTAATCATCATCGGCTACCTCCACTCGTCGTGTAGGAGCCACCGTAATGGACGAGTGCCTGGTCGCTGTAATCGGGCCAAAGCCTGATACATCCTCCCTGGACACTCCCTTGAGTTGTCGTTCGATGGCACGATTCTGTCTCTGCTGCTTTTCGCGGAAATGCTGCTTCCGCTGAGCGTGAACTTCCTCGCGCATCTCACATAGGATCAAGTCCTCTACGCCGATGACATCCCCGTACTGGTCGATATTGATGGTCGGCAGTGAACGGCTGTCAACGCTTGACGCTTTGACCGGCTTCCATCCTTCTCGAAGTGCATTACTCAGTCGGGCTGTATCCTTAACCGTTCCCAGACGTATCCGAATGAAACGATTCACATATCCATCCTTGGCAGGTGGCGCATCCAAGTCTGAATGCCTTCGCCACTCCGTAACTTCATTCTCGCCATCCGTGGCATACAGGTCATCCATGTCCCTGTCAGTGTTCTCATCGTGGACCTTCTCATCCGCATGGACCACGGCTTCCGGTGCATTTTTCTGTACACCGGATGGTTTCTTTCCCTGGGCTGATTCCGTTCTCCGCTTCTCCGCTTGATTCCGTGCTTGCTGCTTTGCATTGCTCGTAGCCATCAGTCACAGCCCTCCAGGTAATTTTCAACCGCACTCGGATCTTCCGGATCCAGGCCGAACGCTCTCATGTTCGCAACCCTGGCACGGCTCAATGTTTTTCCCTTCTTCTTCCTGAATTTCTTCTTGGTCCTGGAGACCCCTCCTCGGTCTCCTTCTGACACCGGGCTCCTTACCCGGCCTCGCTTCTTCCTTCGACGACCAGCCTTTTTCTTCGAGGGAACGCTATCGAACTCATCCTCGTCTTCGAGATCGAGATCGTCGTCGCCCTCCTCCTCCTCGTCTGGATCCAGATCAGCCGTGTGTTCCACGATACCTGGATACTTCTCCTCGACGAGAGCTTCAAGCTGCTCGTAAAAGTCGTCATCGTGGGGATCGTATCCTTTCTTCTGCAAGGCGAGGTCCGCCTTACGAACGTAGGCTCGGACGTGTCCGAGGTCTTCGTCATCCCACCAGACCTGCTCCTCGATCCATTCCATGGCTCGCGGTATGACCTTGGGCGTCTTCTCGTCGTCCAGGTCATCCGGCTCATCCTGAGCAGTTTCCAGTTCGCGCTTTTTGTCGCGCCTGTCCGCAGTGATCTCAGACATCTGTCTGGTGAGGGATGCGACTTTCTTGCTGTCGCCTTCCTCCATGGCCTTCTCGATCTGCGATTCAATATCTTCGAGCTTGCCAGCGAACTCGTTGTCGAGTTCATCGGTCTTCCCTGACTTTTCCAGTGAAACGATCCGTTCTTCCAGTTTTGAGATAGTCTCGCCGGCTTCCTTTTTGGCGGATGCTATCTGCCTGGTCGCATCACGTTTGACTTTGACGAGACGCTTCCGCATCGCCTTGGTCATCTTCGCTGGACTGTACTCTCCTTCATCGTCCAGGTCACCCTCATCCTCCAACTCCAGTTTATCGTCGTCCTTGGCTTTTGTGTCATCTTGACGCTCAGTCTCAGTCAAATCCTCGTCGTCGAGTCCAAGCTGACCCAGTACGTTTTCTGGTATCGGATCCGTGTTCCGTCGCAGATCCTCAAATTCGTACTCGATCTTGTCCCGTTGCGTGTTAGCCATCCTCGCTCTCCTAGTCGCAACGACTTCGTGTCGATGTTAATACTCCGCGCAATTCTCCAATCAAAGAGACATGCAATCGAACGCTTCAGGCTCATCTGTTTTGCAGATGACCTGCGTGTCGGAAAGAATCACCCAGAGGGTGCCATCCTGCGTCCGAAACTTTTCACCGTCATGCTTACCAAACTGCACCCAGTCTCCAACCTTGCATCCATGCGCTTGACTCAGATCGAGTCTCGACCTGGTGACTGCCTGGTAACACAACGGGCCCATGGATCTAACCATGCCCACGTAACTGCTGAACTCCTGGCTGTCGCGATACTCCTCCGGCACAATAATGCCACCGGCTGATTCCTCTGGTGGTTCAGCAATCTGCACCACAATGCGCCACAGATCGATCTCACCTGGATAGTCCTTCGCTACAAACGTGTCCAATAATGTTCGCGGATCCTCCTCTTGTGCCGCATCCGCTTCCTCTGTTGTTACCCTTAACTCCGTTTCAGAGTTCATCCGCTTCATCCTCTCCTTCAACTTGTGCCAGGAACTCCCTGGTGATGGTCTGGACCCATTTCAGCTCGACGTTCTTGCCGACGAGCTTCATGTACTGATCGTGACCACAGCCCTTGTCCATCTGGGCATGATTCTCCGCCATGCGTTCCTTGGAACGGTTGAGGACGAGTTCTGCCATCCTGAGTGCAGACATCGCCTTCTCCTGTGGTTAGCCGGCTTCTCCAGTGCCAGTGCTTTGGTGTTTGCCCATCGCACCGCTGGCCTTCAAAGTCGTCGTCTTCCGCATGCCCATGGTGCCTTTCGGCACTCCTGTCTTTTTCGGCTTCTTGGTCATGTGCATCTGGCCGGCTGGTACTTTTTTATGCTCGTAAGGCATCAGTAGCCACCACCCATCTTGTTGGAGCCACCGCCCTCTTTGCCTGTTCCGGTTTTCTGGTGCTTGCCCATCGCACCGGAGACAGAGTGCTGACCACCCATCGGAGCTTTGCCAGTTTCCTTGGCACTGCGACCCGCTGTCTTGTCAGCTTTCGGCTTTGGATATTTCTCGTAATCAGTCATGACTGATCTCCTCACCTGCATCGATCTTACTTAGGGCTCGACACTTACCCCTTGTCTGCTTCAGCAGCAATCACCGACATTCGGAACTGCTGCTGACCTTGGCCGCCAGAGTATAGCCTTGAGATCAGCCGTAGCAACTTTCGGAATCCCATGTTCAGTTCCTTGGCTGAGTTGGCGAACCTGCGTGGCGGAATGTCCGAAGACCGCACACCTTTGCGTTGCAGAAATGCGCGAGCTGCACGGACCTCTTTAGGACTTGCGACTGCCACGTTTCTTTGCCTTCTTCCTCGTTGTGCTGCGTACTGCGCTCACAGGACCACGACCAAACGTGGCTTGAGCGCGAGCTTTCTTGTCCAGGCGGCGAACTTCGGCTTTTGATTCTTTGTCTTTACGCTTGCCCTCAGCGGTTGACTCTTTGTCCTTGCGCTCCTGCTCAGACTCAGACTCCTCGTCCTTGCGATCGATGCCGGCTGCGCTCTCTGCTTTGCCACGCTCGATCTTGCCAATGACCTCCAGGTCGCGCTCATCTTCCTCGCGCTGAGCCTCGTCCTGCTCGGCCTGTTCTTCAGGAGTCGCCGCAGGTGGTGGCGGAGGTTTGAGCTTCTTGGCCACAGCCTGGCTGATCAGTTGCTCCAGCTCAGGTGGCAAGTCTTCGTTCTCGGTCGGATCATCCAGGTTGATGTATGGAAGCTGCGTACCCAGCTCGGCCTCGACCTGCTGTCGATACACGTAGGCTTTGTGTTCCATGATGTGGGCCTGGATCACCGGCTCCAACATCTGCACCAGGTCAGGATTCTCCGCGGCCTGCTGTTGAGCAAAATTCATGTGAACTGCAATGTGCGACTCGTGATCCTGGAGTGGATACACGGTCGAAGGATTGCCAACCAGGAAGTTCATGTTCTCGCTCACCGGATCCAGTGGCGAATCCTTGTCCTCCGGCAGGATCAGATCGATGTCCGGAATCCTCATCGCTTCCATCATGCGTCTATGGGCGATCTTGCGCTGCTTCTTCGGATACAACTCCGGATCCTGGATGACCAACTCCAGCACTGCCTGACTCTGTGCGATGCGCTGGGTCGCTGACCAGATGTTCGGATCCGAGACCGGAATGATGTCCACTCGGCCATCGAAGTCGGACTTGAGGATGCTGCGCTCCTCGCCCTGGACCTCGTAGGGATATTCCTCCACGTCCATGAACTCGTAGTTCAGAGTGGACATCATCTTGAACTCTTGCCTGGCCGAGATGTGCATGCGCTTGTGGATCCCGCTGAACACCTTCGAGCCTTGCTCGATCAGCGCCAGGGTGGTTCCTACCGGGCCAGTGTTGCTGGCATCACCGACCATGTTCTCGGTGGTGGTGGCAAAGCGCCGGCCCTCATCGGCCAGCATCTGTACCAGGGTAGCCAATGCAGTCGATGGCTCCTTGACCGGCAGGTTGAAGAATGCGTTCGACAACTCGTCCGCGGACATATCGACATCGATCCACTCACCAGGAGTAAAGCGTATCTCCCCAGCAATCTTGGCTTCTTTGCTCTTGAAGCCACCCTGTAAGTTTGCCACTGCTGCACTGTCGAGCAGGGCACGAATGCCACCACTGACAGCTTTTGCTAGTGAGCCAATTATGTGTAGCAGGCCAAAGCCATAGAAACCAAGGCCAGGGAGATACTTGTAATGCGTGAACCAGATGCGCTTCTTCATCAGCTCGTCGTCGTGCTTCCAGTTCCGGCGCACTGCCAGGACTTCGCGAGACTCTGATTCGACCGTGACGATGTACGGAGGCGCTATGTCCGAGTCTTCGTCCCAGGGCATGTGGTAATCGATATGGTATTCGAGGATGGTGTAGATCGTGTCGTCGTAATGCTGCTGAGGACTGCGATCGTCAGCCACGTCCTCCAGGTCGTACCTGGAGAAGCTGGTGTTCTTGTCCACCAGGATCTGCGGAGTTGGCTCCAGCCTGGCATCCTCGATGAAAGATCCCGCCGCCTGGGCCCGAAACACATCGTTTTCCGGCATCTCGTACTTGTGACAGTACCGAGGAGCATTCGCCAAGGTCCGCGCATGATACGGGACGATGAAATCCTCGGCAGTCACGAAGCGAGAAGTCGTCATGCCAGTGATGGGGTCGATGTACACCTTCTTGAACGCAGAGCCGCTTAGGGGGAGATAAAACAGCATCTGGTCCGTTGACCAGAAGTATTCCTCGTCGGCCTCGGTGAGCTGGTAGTTCATGTAATCAGCGATACGTTCGCCTTGAGCTACCTTCTCCTCGGTCGCCTCACCCACGATGTAAGGTTTCACTGGGCCCTGGG